AGCAATCAATTATGGGATGAAAAAGGGATCACCGAGCGAGGGAATGATAGGAAACAGTGAGAGCGGTACCGTTCAAAGAGGCATACGTGATACAAACCTCTGGTGGTTCCAGCACCGAGCACTGAAAGAAAAAATTGAGAAGGTTGTATCAGAGGTTAATAATACGAACTGGAAGTATAAATTAAACGAGTGTGAATTTTTCCAGTTGGGTGAGTACAATCAAGGTGGTCACTACTCATGGCATTCGGATGGGGCACCCACAAAAGAATGTAACAAACATCGAAAATTAAGTTTTAGTCTTGTTTTGAATGAAGGTAGTGAATGGAAAGGAGGAGATCTACAACTTCTTACCAAACTGTCTAGGGAAGGCAAACCAATGGTAAAGACTCTGAAAAAGATTAACAAGCGAGGTACCATGGTTATCTTCCCTAGTAGCACCGAGCATCGAGTCACTCCCGTAACTTCAGGAAAAAGAATTTCTTTAGTTGGTTGGTTATGGGGACCAAATTTAACTTGACACCAATTGATAATGCTGTATAATGTTTAACAAATTATGAGGAAAATATAGTGATGATTACAGAACAAACGCTAACGGTTCTAAAAAACTTTGCACAGATCAATCCCAACATTGTCATTGAAGAAGGTAACGTTATCAAGACAATTTCAGAAGCAAAAAACGTTGTGAGTAAATCAATACTCGACGTTGAGTTTCCTAAAGGGTTTGGAATCTTTGATCTTAATGAGTTTTTATCTGCCATTAACTTGGTGGATCAACCGAGTCTAAAGTTTTACGATAATTATTTAATTATCTCTGACTCGGTAGGTAGAACAAACATTAAGTATTACTACTCAGATCCGGATATCTTAACTTATCCCACAAAAGAAATCGCAATGGTAGATGCTGATGTTCAGTTTACATTGACAGGTGATGTTCTTTCTAGAATTCGTAGAGCAGCAAGCGTCTTGGGTCACGAGTATCTAAATGTTACGGTTATAAATAATGCTTTGTGTTTGTCGGTTGCTGATACGAGTGACGCAACTTCTAACGCATACACCGTTGATAATGACGGTACATACAATGAAGAAAACTTCAACTTTGTTTTCAAAATTTCTAATCTCAAGATGATTGATGGTGATTACAATGTTTCTATTTCTTCTAAATTAATTTCACATTTTGTGAACACAAAATCCAATATTGAATATTGGGTTGCCCTAGAAAAAAACTCAACTTATGGAGAATAAAATGAACGATGAAATGACTGATTTGGCGAATCGTATTACACGAAGCACCGTTGCAGTTCTTGACACTATGGCAGGTCGAGGAGCATTTCGAGGAGAAGAATTATCTACTATTGGTCAATTGCGAGACCAGTGTATTGCTCTAGTGCAACTTCTTGAAGCACAAGATGGTGTTGCCCCCGAAGCACCTGCGGAGGAATAATTCAAAATTAACCTCCGCCCTACTTTATTATGTTTTATTGAAAGGAGTTAATTTTGAAAGAGTTTCTTTTTGTAGAAAAGTACAGACCAAAAACTGTACAAGAGTGCATCCTTCCGGATGACCTCAAACAAACTTTCCAAAGAATTGTTGATGGGAAAGAAATTCCAAACATGCTATTGTCTGGAACTTCTGGTCTAGGTAAAACTACTGTAGCAAAAGCAATTTGCGCAGAGTTAAACTGTGACTACCTCCTCATCAACGGTTCCGAGGAGGGTAACATTGACACTCTCCGTGGTAAGATAAAGCAGTTTGCTTCTTCTGTATCATTGTCTGGTGGATATAAAGTTATCATTCTGGATGAGGCAGATTATCTAAACCCACAATCTACCCAACCTGCACTGCGAGCATTCATAGAGCAGTTCCATAGCAACTGCAGATTTATCTTTACTTGCAATTTCAAAAACAGAATCATTGAACCTTTACAGTCACGATGTGCTGTATATGAATTCAATACCAGCAAGAAAGAAATGATCACGCTGTGTGATCAAGTACTGAAACGTTGTGTTCATATTCTCACCGAAGAAGGGTACGGCATTGCCGCACCTCAGCGGGAGAGTATTGCCAAACTTATTATGCGACATGCTCCGGATTGGAGAAGGGTTATTAATGAGTTGCAGCGTTCTATTATCGGTGGACTGCCTGCAGATGCTTCTATGTCAAGTGATAACTTTGATGAACTCCTGAAACATCTGAAAGATAAGAACTTCACGAAGATGAGGAGATGGGTTACCGACAATGTTGATTTAGATACTGAAGTTATATTCAGAACTATCTATGATAGAATGTCAGAAGTTGTCGAACAAAATTCTATACCTCAATTAGTTGTCATCCTAGCAGACTATCAGTATAAAAATGCATTTGTCGCAGATCATGAACTAAATATCGTTGCCTGTTTGACAGAAGTGATGATGAACGTAGAGTTTAAATGAACGACATAAAAATTCTACACGAGACAGAAACTGAGTTTTTGTGCGTGTGGAACTCTCCCTTAGATAGTAGCAAGTACTGGTCAGACCTGATAGATGACAAGGCATCTTATAGTCAGGAAAAAACTGGTATTCGTTTAGAGAGAGCATACTGTAGAGTCTATCAACCTAGTTGGCCATACTGGAACAATAATGATTTCGAATCATTAGAGCAACATATGGTCACTAAAGTCAACACCTTGACTGAGATGCTAGGAAAGAAGAAAGAAAAGAGGCACAGAATTGAAGAAGGTATGTGGGGTTTAGTCTATGCCGATCAAGAAACTTGTGGTCCTCACGGACATGGAAAGAGTAATCACTACGCAGGAACATATTACTTTACAGCAGATCCCGGTTGTGGATCTATATTTTTCATGACGATTGGTATAGAGGTTCAACCAGAACCCGGAGACCTTATATTATTTAACTCTAGACTTAACCATGGAGTTATGCCCAATAGATTGCCTGATGCCAAAAGAATATGCGTTGCTTTTAATATACCGGCAGAGAAAAAGGAAGAAGATGAACCCGTTTGATTTCTATGAAGATTTGACTAATGGTAAAAAGAATATCATGACAGAAGAGAATGAGAAGTTTTATAATTCTTTTCTTGTCAATCGATCTCTCTCCTATCATAAAGATAGTGTGCTTCTCGCAAATGAGATGAACCGTTATCATAGAGCAGAAAACCGACTACAATATGATTTTTTTATAAATACTTTACGTAAGAGAAAAAGATTCTCTAAGTGGCAGAAAGCAGATACTAATAGTGTTATTCTTGCGATTAGATCATATTTTGATTATAGTCAAGAAAAGGCGCTGCAGGCGCTAACCCTTCTTTCTGAGCAACAAATAGCGTATATTTTACAGAAGGTGAACAAAGGTGGAAGAGATACCCGTTGAATGGAGTCCGTCATCCATGGTTGAAATTTTTATCGATCAACCCGATGACTTTTTAAAGATAAGAGAAACACTAACTAGAATCGGTGTTGCTTCAAGAAAAGAAAACAAATTATTTCAATCGTGTCATATCCTGCACAAGCAGGGTAGGTATTTTATCGTGCATTTTAAAGAGTTATTTTTGTTGGACGGTAAAAAGACCAATCTAGTAGATAATGATTTGCACCGAAGAAATACTATTGTGACCTTGTTGTCTGACTGGGGTTTGATTAAGATTGCAGATAAAAGTATGGTCACTGAGTGTGCACCACTAAGACATATAAAAATTATTTCTCATAAAGACAAAGGACAATGGGAACTTTGTCCGAAGTACAATATAGGAAACAAAGTCTAATCCATAGGGCGTGATGGTTTTAAACTCCATCCTTTGGTGTAACTCCAATGGAAATCTGTAAACGGGGTGTCTAGGTCTATATGCAGTCCTGCATCTTTCAACTCTTGGTGCACCTCTCCATCGACTATCATGTAGTGTACAAAGGTTTGAATTTGCCAACCACGATCAAGTGGCCAACGCCAGTGGTGATAGTCTCTTCCTCGATATAACAGACCATCTCCGGGTTCAAGTATATACTCTACCTCTTCTCCATCATCATCTTCTATGTACAATTCCCATGGAGTTTTTCTACCACCGTAACCTATGGTGAGAGAAGAGGATAATTCACAAGCAGGTCTGTCTAGATGTGGATGCATGGTGTATCCCGGAAGATACAATCTAGTATAACTGTAAGTTGGATATAGAGAGTATCCGGAAGCAGATTCTAATTTAGGTTGCACTTGAAGAGCAAGCGAACAGAAATAAGGATCCATATATATTTTTCTGGTATGTTTGTTATTCTCGCTGAATCTGTGTGGTCCTTCACTTTTAATTTTTTTAGATCGATTCAATTCTAAAACATACTCCGTTGCTTCTTTACACTCTTGTTCTGATAATAAATTTATTTTCAATGGGTTGACTTTAGAAATGTAATATGTTATATATATTATCGACGTTGCGGAATGGTCCGAACGTTAGACAACAATCTCGCTTAAAGATAAGGAGACCATTATGGTTAATACACGAAGCAAAGTGTTTTCGTTCCCACATTCTCGTTTCATTGGTTTCGACCATGTCTGGGACGAGGTAGAAAAACTGACTGCCATTGGTGCAAATGAAAAAGGTTTTCCTCGCCACAATATTGTAAAATATAGTGACGAAGAATATGCCATCGAACTCGCACTCGGCGGTTACGAAAGAGCGGAGTTAGAAATCGAGGCAAAACCCGGTGTTCTAATTATTCGCGGCAATCCTAAAGAGGAAAAGGGCAAGACCTATCTTCATAAAGGGATTACAACAAAAAAATTCGTGGAAACATTTAGACTCGCTGACCATGTTGTCGTTGATGGAGCTGGATTCGTCAACGGTTTACTAGTCATTAATTTGAGAGTTGAACTGCCCGAAGAACAGCGTCCGAGAAAGATCGAAATAAAAATCTAATCTCATAAGGACGTTAAAATGAAAAAAGAAATCTTGACCGCATGTAGCGGTGTTATTTTCGCAGCATCACTTGTTGCTCAACCTGTATCTGCAGACGAACAAGACTATGTTGCCAAAGCAACCGAAGATGGTAAGTTTTGTGCACGAGTTGAAGTTCGTGGACCTGCTGGTCTTACTGTTAAAAAAATGAAGTGTCGAACCATTGAACAATGGGAAGCCGCTGGTTATAAAGTATCTGCAAAGGAGGAGTAATGAAGTTATTGTGTAGCGAAGAAGCGCAAGCGGTTTACATGCTTGCTACTGCATTATTAATTGCGCCAGCAATGATTGTATTGGCGGTGGTATCATGATTATCAAAATCAGGAACTATACGTTAACAGCAATCATTATTGGTGGTTGTATATTAGGATTCGCGGGTCCAATCATGTACCCCGAACTGATGGTCAACGCTACCTATATGCCAATGATTTAATGCGGTTGGGGTTTAGTGCCGTTCCCCTTCTAAAAAAACGGCACACCATTTAAGGATTTGTTATGGCAAGATTCAAAGCAATCATGTTCCGGGATAATAAAAATCCTGTATCAATTGCGTATTCTGAATATGCTAAAAAAACATGGGAAGCAGCAGCAGACTTGTTCGAAATAGAAACTGTGCAGTGTATAACCCCAGATTCCCCAATATACGAAGAAAGAAAACATCTTTTCAATCCTGTTAAGAAAAGATCCCCCGGAGAAATTTGTATATACTTGACTTACTTTTCTCTGTGGGAGAAAGCAATTGCAGATGGTACCGATCTCTGGACTCTGGAACATGATGCTTGTTTTAAGAAACCTACTTTGCACTGGTTTGAGAAACACACTCGAAACATAGAAGAATATAATGTTATGCTTCCGGGTGGTGCGGTTGAAATGGTGTACATGTCTGCTGAGTTTTTAAAATTTACTTATGATTATTTTATGAAAATGGAATGGGACGATAAAGAATGTCTCCCTTGGGATTGGTTATGGAAAGGTCCAATGGGACTACTATTTCATTCTGACAAAACGTACAAGAGAAAACCTAATAAAGAAAAAGTTGTTGCTCCTGTTTTTACTAAACAGTATAATTATCGACAATTGGTGCACCACTCTTTACAATTGACAAACGGCGATCGAGAAGATAGGTGGAAAGAAATAGGATACTTTACGCCATCATGGGTTGATCATGTTTATTGTTTTGAACTTATGAATACCAGAAACGATCATTCTACTTACGATAATAAAACTAAAGAAAGAATAGAAGAATTAAATCTTATGGCAAGAATTGTCACTAAAGAAGAACTGAGATACGATCAAATAGTTCTTGACATGGAAAAAGGATTGTACTAAGATATACCGTATGAATGAATTTTATACGCACGTAACTCGCAAAGCAAATCAGATTCTTTACCGTGGATACAAAAACGGTGAACCGGTTTATAAAAAAATCCCTTATAAACCAACCCTGTTTGTCAACACAAACAAACCCTCGAAATATAGATCTCTCTATGGAAAACCCGTTGCTCCTGTAGAGTTTGACTCTATGAGAGATGCGGGAGAGTTTGTTAAAAACTATCAACATGTGGACAACTATGAAGTCCATGGGCAAGATAACTTCACTCTTCAGTACATCTCTGATAAGTTCCCTAATACTGTTCAGTACGACAAAGACCTCATGAACATATTGTCAATCGACATCGAGGTTCAGTCAGATGAGGGTTTCCCTTCCCCTGAAGAAGCAAGACAACCTGTCACTGCCATATGCGTCAAGTCATCGAAGAGTCCGATGTATGTTGTCTGGGGTTTGAATCCTTACGAAGTAAAAAGAAATGATGTCGAGTATTTCTTATGCAACAACGAGTTTGACCTTCTCAAATCGTTTATTGGTTGGTGGTCTTCTAGAGTAAACCTTCCGGATATCGTGACTGGATGGAACGTGAATTTGTTTGACCTTCCATATCTGTATCGTCGTATGTGTTCTGTGCTAGGAGAAGAACCTGCGAAAAGACTTTCTCCTTGGAATCATGTGAAAGAGAGAAAGGTTCGAACCGGTTTTGGTAAAGAGCAGATCGCATATGATATTGATGGGGTCAACATCCTCGATTACTTTGACCTATTCAAGAAGTTTACTCTTAACACCTTGGGTCAACAAGAGTCGTATAAACTTGATCACATTGCTAACGTTGTGTTGGGTGAGCGCAAGTTATCATATGAAGAGCACGGAAATCTTCATACTTTATACAAAGAAGACCACCAAAAATTTATCGACTACAACATCAAAGACGTTGAGTTGATCCATCGCATAGATGAGAAATTAAATATCATTTCACTGGTCTGTGCAATGTCCTACAATGCAAAGTGTAATCTGGTGCAAGCACTAGGAACCACTGGCATATGGGATGCTATTATTTACAACGAACTCCTAGAAGAAAATGTTGTAATCCCTCCCAGATACCAAAAGGAAAAGACCTCTATTGCTGGAGGTTATGTCAAAGAACCTGAAGTTGGAGGGCACGATTGGGTCTGTTCGTTCGACCTTAATTCTCTGTATCCTAACATTATTGTCCAATACAATATGTCGCCTGAAACCATAACCTATGATGAGGAGGGAACTTCCGTTGCCGCAAACAACACTAGGTATCGAAAAGACATACAAGGAATCATTCCAAAAGTAATTAAGAAGTTTTATGCAAATCGTGTTACCATCAAACAGGACATGCTTGCAGCAAAACAAAAGTATGAAACGGAACCATCACGTGCCCTAGAGATGCAGATTGAATCATTAGATACAGAACAAACCGGTATCAAGATTCTGATGAACTCTCTTTATGGTGCGATGGCAAACCAATACTTCAGATACTTTGATCTCAGAATCGCAGAAGCAATCACAACATCAGGTCAACGAGCAATCAAGTGCGCAGAAAAATCTGTTAACGATGCCATGCAAGACATGCTTGAGACGGATAAAGATTATGTTATCGCAATTGATACAGATTCCGTGTACATAAACATGAGTGATATTGTCGAAAAGTTCTCACCTAAAACCCCTATCGATTTTCTAGACGGTGTCTGTGAGCATTTCGAGAAGGTCATTGCCAAATCCTATCAAGAGTTGGCAGAAGAAACTAACGCATATGAAAATCGTATGGTCATGAAGCGTGAGGTTATTGCTGATCGTGGTATCTGGATGGCAAAGAAACGATACATTCTTAATGTGCATGACAGTGAAGGTGTGCGGTTTACGGAACCTAAACTTAAGATGATGGGCATTGAAGCAGTCAAGTCTTCTACTCCCCAGATAGTCAGAGATCGCTTCAAAGATCTATTCAAAATTATCGTACAGGGAAGTGAGAAAGAAACACAAAACTTTATTGCAGAATTCAGAAAAGAATTCACCAGTCTCCCCGTTGAGGATATATCTTTTCCTCGCGGTGTTAATGATGTCGGTAAGTTTTCTGATAGAGAAAACATATACGGAAAAGGAACGCCTATCCACGTGCGGGGTGCTCTCTTGTACAATCATTACATAAAGCACGATGGTTTACAGAATCGATACGAGAGCATCAAGGACGGTGAAAAAATCAAGTTTGTGTATTTGAAAGTTCCTAATCGTATCAAAGAAAATATCATCAGTTATCCTATGCAACTGCCAAAAGAGTTTGCGCTGCATGGCAAAATAGACTACAAGAAAATGTTTGAGAAATCTTTTCTTGACCCACTAGAACCTATCTTGTCTGCGGTTGGTTGGTCAGCAGAACCCAAAGCAACCCTAGAAGATTTTTTCGTTTGACAACATATTAAAAATAGACTATAATACATTCATGTATTCTGTTACCATATTCAAAAATACTTTTGATAACAAAACTCATCGTGTCATGTCTTACGAGACGTGGGATGAGTTTGTGCAGATGTTAAAAAATCTCTCAAACAAACCCGGAGAAAAAGGTGGCAACAATAGTAGTCCTCTCATTAGTCCTGCTCTTTATACTGAGTCTAGTACCCGCTCTAATAAAAATGTTGTGGAATGGTCTAGTTGGTGTTGCATTGATGTTGACGATTTTAATGTTATGTCTGATCTTAGTAAAAATCTACAACAAATATGCGGAGAGTATAGATTCGTTTGTTACTCCACTGCTTCAAGTACTCCTATCAATCCTAAGTTTCGGATTGTCTTTCCTCTCACAGTAAAACTGCCAGCAAAAGATATCCCACACTTCTGGTATGCCCTGAACAAAAGGTTTGAGTCTATAGCAGATGAGCAGACAAAAGACCTGTCCAGAATGTATTATGTTCCTGCACTATATCCAGATGCTTTCAATTTCTTTTTCACGAACGAAGGCAAGGTGATTGATCCATATGAGTTTATGGAAGCATACCCTTACACCAAGATTAGCGGAGAAACTTTCCTAGATAGACTACCGGAATCTTTGAGAGAAGAAGTTGTCAACTACAGAAAGGCAAAACTTAATAGAGATGTCACATGGACTTCGTATCAAGACTGTCCCTTCTTTCCCAAGAAACTTGCAAGCGAATATCAAACTATATCTAAGACCGGTTGGTATCATAAGATGTACCAAATTATGGTAGCAATTGCAGGAAATGCTATCAGTAAAAACTATGACATATCGGCACAAGAAATTGCCACACTATGTAAAGAACTTGACAATGCTACAGGTAACTGGTATGATAATAGACCATTGGAACTTGAAGCAGATAGAGCAATAGAATATATCTACAAAACAATATAAGGAGTTATTATGTCTGATGATAATGTAATTGAAATTGATTTCGATGAAGAAGAAACTGCCGAAGAACTGAACGAAAACGATGTCTCGTTACCTGCAATGGAGGGGACAACTACAACGCTAGTCGTATCTGTTCTTGGCGACAACGCAATTGCAAGATCTATCGAGTTGCAATTTGGTGTTCCTCATCAACCTAATCCAATGTCCTTCTCTTACTACACGAATGTAGATGATGCAGTTTCTAGTTCAGAAGGTGTACATTTGCATTTTATTTGTGTAGATATCTTGAGCAAGGAAGGTGTGGTTGACGATTCTGCGCTAGTGGATGCTGTTAATAAGATCGCCAAGACTCCCGGTGCTATCGTGATTAAAACATCTATTCCAAAAGATACTCTAGAAAAAGTATTACGAATAGTTCCTAGTGATAGACTTGTTTATTCTCCTGAGTTAACAACTTCTGATTCGCTTGAAGAAATACTCAATAGCAAAGTTGAATTGATTGGTGGAACAGAAAAGAGTATCGGTGACTATACTAATTTGGTTGGTAGACATTCGTTACTAGACCGTGAGATTATCGCGTCTAATCCGTTTGATATTATACTTCTTAAAATGGTGATCAGCACACACAAAGCAGTGTTTCAAACTTATTGGAATCAGATTTCTGAATATGCTAGAGACGGTATTGGAAACTTTGTCTTTGCTAAAAAAACATTCAATCGATTGCGTGACAATTTTACTGAAACCATCCCATCATATGTAAAAGCAAAAGCAGATGGTGGTTACACCTATAAGAAAACTAAATCTTTTGGTGGAGAGTATTTGAACCGAGAGGTTGCGATCTTTGCCGAGTCTACTGATAAAGTGCCTCTTCTGGACGAATGTTACAACCCTAAAAATATTAAGGATTAATATATGTCATTAATGTCAAAACTGAAAAAGAACTCTAAGGTTTCTCTCTCAACCGAGTTGAGTGAATCAGAGTTTTTTACAGAGAAAGAAGTTGTCGATACAGGTGTTCCCATGCTGAACGTTGCACTGACAGGTTCACTAAGCGGAGGAGTCACAACAGGTCTCACTGTTCTTGCTGGTCCCTCCAAGCACTTCAAAACTTCTTTCGCTCTGAAGATGGCGGGAGCATACCTTGCTGCTAAACCAGATGCAGTTATGCTCTTCTATGATTCGGAGTTTGGTTCACCGCAGAGTTATTTTGACTCTTTTGATATTGATACTTCGCGTGTCCTCCACACACCTATAACAAACGTAGAGGAACTGAAGTTTGATTTGGTTAATCAATTGGAAGCACTCGACAAGGAAGATGATGTGATTATCGTTATCGATTCCATCGGCAACCTTGCTTCCAAAAAGGAGTTAGAAGATGCCCTAGATGAAAAGTCTGTTGCTGACATGTCACGAGCGAAAGCACTAAAGGGACTCTTCCGCATGGTAACACCATATCTTGCGATGAAGAACATTCCGCTACTAGCAATCAATCATACTTACAAAGAGATTGGTTTGTTCCCTAAAGATGTTGTCGGTGGAGGCACGGGCATCTACTACTCCGCTAATAATATTTGGATCATTGGTCGCAGACAAAACAAGACCGGTACCGAAGTAACTGGATATGACTTTGTCATCAAAGTTGAGAAGTCACGGTATGTAAAAGAGCAGAGCAAGATTCCTATTTCTGTTTCTTGGGAAGGCGGTATTGATAAGTGGAGTGGTCTTCTTGATGTTGCACTTGCATCCGGACATGTTGTCAAACCATCTAATGGGTGGTATCAGAAAGTCGGAGAAGAAAAGAAATATCGTGCAGCAGATCTAGATTTTCTTTTCTGGGATGATATTGTAAACGATGAAGAATTTATTCAGTATGTAGAAAAGATGTACCAGATTGGTCAGCAAGGAGAAATCCTTGACATTGAGGTAGAAAATGATTAACATAGACAAAGTGAGTGAGGGAATACATTATGAACTCACACCCGTTGATGAGAATCCAAACGAACAAGCATGGCATGTTCGGATTTTGGAGGGAGAGTTTGCAGAGACTGTCATTGCTTTTGGTAATGTCGCAATTGCCGAAGACGGTGAGCATCTCTCTTTCAACTTCTTTGTTGTTACAACCCCAGACGATACCTTGACAGAAGACCACGAACCACTACAAGACTATGCTGCTCTTATCTTAGAAGATGTGCTAGAGAGAGCAGCAGCAGATGGTTCTTTAGTTTACAAAGACGGTGCAGATGAAAACAGTTGATTTTGAGAAAATCGTTCTTCGCAATATAATCACAAATGAAGATTATATGCGTAAAGTTTTGCCCTTTATACAGAAAGAATATTTTGAGGGCGTTTACTCTAAACTTTTTACATTGCTTGTATCACAAGTAGCAAAATATAATAAATTGCCTAGCGAAGAATCTTTCATCATTGGGATACAAGACCTCGACTTGTCGCCTGAGATGGAGAAGCATGCTAACGATATTGTTCCCGACATCTTTAAACCAAAAGAGGAAAACCTAGATTGGTTGATAGATGAGACGGAAAAATGGTGTCAGGAAAGAGCAGTCTATATTGCAGTTTTTGATTCGATCAATATACTTGATGGTAAGGATCAAAACAACACAAAGAATGCTATTCCTGATTTGTTACAAAAGGCACTGGCAGTCAGTTTTGACACTAATGTAGGACATGACTATCTGGAAAATGTAGAAGAGCGATATGACTTTTACCATGAGCATGAGGAGAGGATCCCATTTGATCTTGAATACATGAACACCATTACTAAAGGTGGACTCCCCAATAAGACTCTGAACATCGCACTGGCAGGTACAGGCGTGGGCAAAAGTCTTTTCATGTGTCATCACGCTGCCAGTTGCCTTTCTCTTGGTTTAAATGTTTTGTACATCACTATGGAGATGGCAGAGGAACGTATTGCAGAACGCATCGATGCTAACCTGCTCAATGTTCCTCTAGCAAAACTAGAACAGTTAGAGAAGACTGACTTTATTAACAAGGTTCAAAAGATCTCATCGAAGACTCAAGGCAAGTTGATCATTAAAGAATATCCTACTGGACAAGCACACTCGTCGCACTTCCGTGCTCTTCTCAATGAACTTAAATTGAAGAGAAACTTTGCACCGGATATTATCTTTATTGATTATCTTAATATTTGTGCTAGTTCTAGAATGAAAGCAATGGGCGGTTCAATAAACTCTTACACATACATAAAAGCAATTGCGGAAGAACTGCGTGGTCTTGCTGTAGAGTTTAACTTACCGATAGTTTCTGCAACTCAAACAACTAGATCTGGTTATGGTAATTCAGATCCGGGACTTGAAGATACTTCAGAATCATTTGGTTTGCCTGCTACCGCAGATCTCATGTTTGCTTTGATCTCTAATGAAGAGATGGCAAAGAATAATCAGATGATGGTGAAGCAACTTAAGAATCGATACAACGATCCGAATGTACATAAAAGATTTGTTATTGGTATTGACAGAAGCAAAATGAGACTGTATGATACAGATCAAGATGAGCAAACTTTAATCGAGACTGAAGATGACACACCAGCATTTGATAAGTCATCATCAGGCATGCGAATAAATAGTGAACGGGTAAGTAGCATTAAGTTCTAAACATGATTATAGATCTAAAAAATAAAGAGGTTCTCAGTAAATTAGATGCTGTCCTAGTCGAGTGGAAAGAAAAATTCGATGGTATTGGCATACCTATTACTGAGATGAAAACCTTTGCAGATCCTCTGCCTATTGGCAAACTAGGGGATGGAAGTACCAGTAGAAGACCTCCACCCGAAGATAAATCAGGTTTCAAGCATAGAACTTCAGAAGAAACTTTTAGAAAAGAATATCTCCCTTATGCTGACGATCACATAGGATATCCTGTAGAGTGGTACTCTCTTGCCACTGAGGATCTGAGAGATTGGTATAATGAAAATGACCAATGGGATGGTTTGAATAGTTATGTGCGCTATGATTTGGCAGCAGAATTGGGTGCTGCTGCTAATGCGCTCTTCTCTTTCTATCCTCCTAAAGGTTTTATTGGATGGCATACTAACTGGAATGCGTATTCGTATCAGGTTCTTTTCACTTGGAGTGAAACTGGTGACGGTTATTTTTCTTACTACGATGTACCCAACGACGAAGTTATAACAGTACCAGACAAAAAAGGATGGAGTGCAAAAACCTATTTCTTTGCACCCAAAGAAGACACACAAAATCATTGTTGGCATACTGCATATACTGAGTGTGATAGAATGACTCTCTGTTATAAATTTACCAATTGGGGTGGACGAGGAACAGAAAGAGACGAACAAGCACTGGCATGGAGAGATGATTTTGTTGAATTTCTTGAAACAGAATAGTAGCATAATAGCATTCTTTTTTATTTTTGGAACTTCTTATTGGATCGTATCAGATGGTGAGCAAAAAGAGGAAGTTATCGAAGAGACAACGGTTGTTGCTGAAGAGGAGGTTGTTGTCACAGCAACTGGACCATCAGTTGAAGACGAGCACCTTCGTGACGAACGCTATTGTCTTGCTCTCAATATTTACCATGAGTCTCGGGGGGATTCTTTTGCTGGTCAGTCTGCCGTTGCCGATGTAGTTATGAATCGTGTAGAAGATACGTACTACCCAAACACGGTATGTGAAGTTGTAAAGCAAACTGTTTGGGTTGAGAATTGGAAAGGTAACATGGTTCCCAAACGGCACATGTGTCAGTTCTCTTGGTTCTGTGATGGTGTAAGTGATGAACCCGGAGACCCTGATGCATGGATGGAATCATATATGATGGCAGAAGAAGTTTTTGATAAAGGAAATTGGAGAGGGATAACTGAGGGTGCAACTCATTATCACTCTCTTCAAGTGAGACCCAAGTGGGTCAAGGATCGTGGTATGGAATACACGGGTACAATTGGACAACATGAATTTTACAGGTGGGAAAGATGATCAATTACAAATTTAACGAAGACAGACTTATCAAAGAACTTCAAAAGTATGTTGACAGAACATATGACCAACATTATGCCACAGACAAATACCAAGCTACAGATGTCATCATCGACTCTGGTCACGGTACAGGATTTTGTCTTGGCAATGTAATTAAGTATGCAAAACGATATGGTCGTAAAGGCACTCCGGATGAAGCACGAAAAGATCTAATGAAGATCTTACATTACGCATTGATTCAACTTGACATTCATGATCAAGAGAATCAAAGTACCGTAACTTCCCCTAAAGAAGACCCAAGATATCTCGGTTTGATTCCTACTCCAGTGTGTGGTGTTCCTGCTGTTGATACCTTCTCGAAAGGGTATGCTAGTATCGATGCCGCGACACCTCAAGACTGGAATAACGTGAGATGAGTAATGTAGTTAGTTTATGTGAGTACAGAAAGAAACGGCACGAAGAGAAAGAATTAAACGAAACTATATGGGGAATGACGGACGAACAAATCATTGACTTGCTAAACGATATCAGTTATACTTACAATGTTGACGATAATAATTTGTCTTCATTCACTTTTAGTATAGAACTTTCGGATGAAATTAAAGACCCCTCTTAGATATCCCGGTGGTAAATCCAGAGCAGCATCAAGACTGTTTAATAATCTGCCGGAGTTTAAAAAATATAGAGAACTCTTCCTCGGCGGAGGATCTTGTGCTCTAGAGATATCACGAAAATATAATGTGCCCATCTGGGTCAATGATAAGTACTACAACCTGTATTGTTTTTGGAAGTCTCTTCAAGAAAACTCGGAAAGTCTATATAGTACCGTCTTGGAGAGAAAACAAAAAGCAGACGAGTATGAAGACAATGTGGCAGCGCATCGACAACTTTTTATCGAAAGTAGAGATCTTCTCATGGAAGATGTTGATCCTTTCGAGCGTGGTGTTTTATTCTATATTGCTAATAAGTGTTCTTTTAGTGGACTAGGTGAGTCTAGCGGGTTCAGTGCCCAAGCAAGTCAATCAAATTTCTCCTATGCTGGTATACAGAAGTTACAAGCATACGGACCTCTGATAAAAAACTGGTTGATAACTAATCTAGATTACACCGAAGTTATCCAAGGTGTAGAATCTGATGAGTTTATTTTTGCTGATCCTCCTTACGACATAAAGTCAGGTCTTTACGGCAAGAAAGGTGAGCACCATTTATCGTTTGATCATATAGAGTTTCATGAAAAAATTTCTGGCATTGACTCTAATGTTATGATAACATACAACTCTAACGATGATATCAAGCAACTATACAAAGATTGGTATACCCAAGAATGGGACTTGACATATACGATGCATTCTAGTAAGATGTATCGCTCAGATGAAAAAAACAGAAGAGAGTTGTTAATTACAAATTATGAATCAAGGATTTAAATTTGCGTTAATAGATACTATAGCAGCAACACCTATCAATCTAGCACTTAACTTTGTCTTTCTGAGTATCATTTACAAGTTTGAAATGACACCTATAGAAGCAGCACCATTTTTAACTGCTGTGTTCTTTGTCTGTGCTATAATTAGGAAGTATATAATATTTAATTATACAGGAAAGAAAAATGCCTAAAGGAGTCAAAGGGAGCGGTACTGGTACAACCGTTCTAATGAATCTTACAATCGAAAAAGAACTTAGGGATGAGTTCCACATTTGGTGTATCAGAAATAATACAACCATGAAAGATGTTTTGGTTAATTTTATTTCTGATGTGGTTGAGCAAGGCAAGGGTGCTGCCCCGGTGAAGGTCACACCGCAAAATCTTAAACGAGATGATGGTGTTGAAGCGATGGGTAGGTTTTTTGATGATATTAATAAGTCTGACAATTGGGAGGACTCTTACTAATGAAGATGAATGGTTTTACTAAAGCAGCACAAGAAGGTATTGTTACTGTAGAATTTACCAAGATTGGTACAGACGAACTGAGAATTATGCCTTGTACTTTGAACAGGAAGTTGAGCGAGAACAATGTTCCTGAAGTTATAGATCAACAAGATACTTCTGATCATCTTGTGGTTTGGGCATTAGACAAAGAAGCATGGCGCTCATTCAGAACAAGCACCGTTAAACGATGGTATAAAGGTGGACCAGACTCAGGACCAGACGTAAGAACCGACTAGTTCCGCACCAGAAATTTTGTAGTCTAATGCTATCATTTTACCACAAAACATTCTGTAAATATAATAGGTCACCCCTACTCTAGGAGTACAATTTTCTTTTATGATTTGTTGGGTGTTCATAATTTTAAGAGAGTAAGTTGTGTTTATATATAAAAATCATGATTGCTGAAAAAGTAAATTTATTAGATTTTAATATTCTTCGACTGAACCTTGAAGGTCAGATTGATAACACTTTATTAAAAGCAAGTGTTATGAGAACAGAGGACGATAAAGTCAATCCAAATCCGAAGAGTGGACCATACGAAGACAATAACCTAGATCTTAAAGATCCGATTGTCATACAACTTAGACAAATCGTTGATGGTATCTTTAGACAGTTAGACAACAGATTTGAAAAGTCTACTAGTTGTTGGGGTCACATACTTTATGATGGTCAGTCTACTATCCCTCACAATCATAGACAAACAACGCCTGATAAAAGTGGGTCAACTCGTTTAAGCATGAGACAAGGTTTGTCTTGGTGCTACTACGTTGATGCCAATGAAGATAGTGGTGATATAGTTTTCGATACAGAGTATAGAGGTTTGGAGTTTGCAATAGCACCAGAGACTTCGAAGATGTTTATTTTTCCAAACTGGTTGAAACATTATACTAAAAGAAATCATTCAAAGAAAGTTAGGGTTTCTATTTCTGGTAATGTGTTTCTAACCGATGAGCAATTAAGGAACCCAGCACCAGATGTTACTATGATATTGGGTCCTAATGAATATTCTTTTAAGAGGTTAAACTTTAAGGAGATTAAATGACAGGAGCATATGAGCACCGCGAGGAACACTCAGAGTATTTCCAGCAAACAGAGTTAGACATGGATGCGAAACTCGACCCGCCTTACAACGGGTTATTTTACTGCCGTATACGCGAAGGAATGTTTAGATGGCCAGAATATATTTCATACTATAGAAGGAAAAGATTATGATTAGAAAAGGCGACAAACTGCCTGATGTTACATTTCGTACAAGAGTAAGAGATCCAGAACTTGAAGGGAAAGATCCTAACCCTTTCAAGTGGGAAGATAAAACTACTGCAGATTACTTTGCAGGCAAGCGTGTAATTCTTTTCTCCCTACCGGGAGCATTTACTCCTACTTGCTCAACGTATCAGTTGCCCGGTTTCGAAAGAAAGTTTGAAGCATTTGTCAAGACTGGTATTGATGCTATCTATTGCATGTCAGTAAACGATTCGTTCGTTATGAATGCTTGGGCAAAATCCCAGAACCTAGAAAACGTGGAGGTGATTCCGGATGGAAGCGGAACTTTTACAAAAGGAGTTGGAGCGTTGGTCAAGAAAGACAACCTCGGGTTTGGTAATCGCTCATGGCGTTATGCTGCTATTGTGGATGATATGGTCGTAGAAGCAATTTTTCCTGAAGCAGGACTTTCAGATGATCACCCAAAAGATCCTTATGAAGTTTCTTCTCCGGAGAATATTTTGAACTACTGTCTAGCACATGCGAGGACAGAAGCAGCATGAACGATAAGTGGAATGGAGAAGCGAGAGGATGTGCAGATGTCATGTTCTCCCGCATCCAAATTCTAATGCGTAAACAAAACTTAAAAGGTAAATACGGTAATCTTTTTGATGCCGTACTTTCTCTTGTTACACACTGCGAAGAAAAAGACATGAGATTAACGGACATTCTAGAAGATGTCTACTTGCAATTAAAGGAAGATAATAATGAAGAGCGGAAAAATTTGGGGTAATACCCAACTGATTGAACACACCCCCTCGTTCGAGTTTCATCGGATTGAGTTTAAAGCAAATCACTGTTGCAGTGAGCATTACCACAAGACCAAGTGGAACGGGTTTTTCGTAGAGTCCGGTACTCTTCTGGTCAAGACATGGCAGGAAGAACCGACAGACCACAGACCCAACATGCTGTGCGACCAAACTGTTTTGCGAGCAGGCGACTACTACAAGGTAGCTCCCGGCAAGTGGCACCAGTTCGTGGGTGTGGATGATGGTGTAGCATTCGAGTTATACTGGTCAGAGTTTGATGCTAACGACATCGTTAGACGTACCCAAGGACAACGCCTCCAAGAACCTCAAATTGAAGGTCACCCCGGCAATCCCCTCACCGATCTAAATGCTGATTGATGAAAAACTGGAATATAATGTATTCCTATAATTCCTCTAAAATCCGTTGACATTTGCGCATCTCCTATGAGATAATTACTTTGTAATTAAGGAGATGTGCTGATGATTGATCGAGTTGTGTGTGCTTATACTGATTGGGGAAGCGAAGTTTTCCACCTCTATGCTAAAGACGAGTTGGTAGGTCGTGCCAGAACTGCCAACGGTATCGCTTTTCATATAGAAAAGAATGGTGGTCCTGCTCCCGTTATTCGTGGTCACATTGCTGATACCCATGCTCTGACGTGGAAAAAAGCGTGTGAATTGTTATAAGCATATAACAAATCAATCTAAAAAAAGTTCCTTTTTTACCCTCGTAAGTCATTGATTTATCGAGGGTTTTTTGCGTCTAATTTTCTCCTTACAAATCAATGACTTAGCGCTTGTGTTTTCACAACATTTACTG